ACTCTAAGTCTTCTTCTTGTTCAGGCCCTTCTTCTTCTGGCAACATCAGTTGGTCATTTTCTCCACTTCCTGTTTCATCACCATCATAAAGTGTATTGGCAATGTCAGGCATAGGCTTGTTCATAAACTCTTTGATGTATGCCACAATTTCTTCCTTGTTAGGTGCTTGACTAAATACTTTTTCAACATACTGTTCAGGTGTGATCGCACCAGAAGTCAATGCTGTTAGGTAGTTATCAATAATCTTGTTCAAGAAGTAGTCTTCATAGTGTTCCTTAGCTTCTTCTTCTGTTTCTCCATACCATTTTTCACGATATTCAGGCACAGACATTATGCCAGCTTGGACATCAAGTCTATCTCTGTCCATTTCACTACCTTTGTCTTCAAAGATGCTGTCATCAAACTTGATCTTGATTTCAAAATCTTCCATTGGGTTGAAAACCACATTGGTGAAGTCATTGCTTGCATAGATGATCGCCTTAGTCATACGGATCAAGATTTCTTCAAGTAAGATCTGGTGTTTTCTAATGTTTCTAAATAAGCTACTGTTGTCAGCTACTACTTGTGTAGCTGTGGCAACCATAGATCCATCAAACTTCAAGAAGTTTTCTCCTAAGCCACACTTCATTGCAATGTAGCTCATTTCTGTGTTGATCCCACGCACATACGCATCAAATCTTATGTCATCTTTTTGCGTAGTGATGATTGGTTTGCCTTCACTATTGTCAGGTAGATGGTAAAACAGTGTGTCATAAGGATCAAAGGTTCTGGTCATTTGCCCATCTTGCTTGCTTACTGTCCAAGCTTCTGTGCTGACAAACATACGCTTCCTACCCAATACATACTCCAAATCAAAGCCATCATATTTGTTATCAATAGCCTTGAAGTTGTCTAAGCAGTTGGCATAGATTGAGATGCCAAGCTCATCATCTGTCATTTCAGTCAAGAAGTTGCTACTTACATTTGGTCTAATGATAAAAAACCAAGGTATGTAAGATTGTGTGTTGAAAACTGTGTGATCCACAAGATCTTGCTTATCGTTTAGCACATAGCTATGGATCTGGTAGATCCCATCTTCGCCTTTAATATGCACAGCCACATTGGTGTAGTCACTTCCTGTGCTAACAAAAGCACACTCTGTGATCTCCTTGTTTTCTGTGGTGATTGGGTGGATCTTCGTTTCATTTACAAAGTCAATGCAGATATAAGCACTGTCTTTATTGATCTTCCCAGATACTTCACCAATCTGCATATCTTTCACACTCATCACCAAGGCACCGTAGCCCAATGCAAAGCTCTTTTCTACACCTTCATTGGCTTTTTCCAGAAGTTGGTTCTATACAAAATATAGTCCAGCTTCTCTTTTTCTTCATCTGGCAATACAATGTCACACCGTTCATTGAGCAACAAGTTGGCCCAAGTTTCTGCAATAAACTTAGGCAGCCCTAAACTCTTGCGTTCCAGATCTAAATAGTTGGATCCATTGTAGATACGGTAGTTATGAAAACCCATCACTTTGCCACGATACCAACTTAGCCAATCTTTGGCATAGTATGATTTGCGTGGTAGGGGTTTATTGTAGCCAAGTGCATCACTTATAATTTGGTTTATGTCCATATTTTTTTTCTCTCTCCTATAATTTTATCACATCACATCAAGTAAGTTGTCCATATATTCTTCTATGCTATATTCAAACGCATCTAAGATGTCTATGTCACTTGTTCCATCATCAAGCCTTTTGCCTTCTTGCTTTTCGTTCCACACTGCTGTTCTTAAACCATATTGTAGTGGCTCTGTGTTGGATCTCAGCATCTTGATCCTGTCCTGACCAAGCAATCTGGCTGTCAGTTCTATTCTATCATTGATTGGCTTTTTTAGTGCCAATTTTATGTTGGTTCTAAGCCTGTTTTTTAAGGCTGCATTTTTTAAGCCACGGATCAACACAGGTTCTGCATTATCGCATCTGGTATTAAAGGGCTTGCCATACTTGGCATAGACATCATTGGCAAATGCAACAAACTCCTGATCAAGCTGTTCTGGGCTAAGCTTCTTGGTGATCCTAATAGCTTCCAGCACTATAACCTGCCTGAGCATAGGGGTGAAGCCTGTGGCCACAAAGGCTGTGGCACTCTTGTTCCCACCAAAATCTACTCCTACATTGATCATAATGAGATCTGCTGGGGGTTGATCTATCAGGTATCTGTCCATATTATTGGCAAACTTATCGTAGATCACACCTTCTGCTTGCACCCATTGGCCTAAGATATACCGTTGATAGAAGACACCTTCATACATCTGCTCATATCTGGCTATGATCTTTTGATCCAAGCTGGGGTTATCGTTCATAGTAAAGTGCAGATATTGGCAGTTCTTTTCTTCGTGCTTCTGGATCCACTCTTTATAAAACCAATGATCTGGGCCTTCTGGGTTACAGCTAAACCAAAACTTGCTATTGGGGACACTGCATCTGGCAAGCACCTGATTGACAAAGCTTTCTGGCATAAGCACTACTTCATCAAGAAAAGCACCTGCTGCTGTTACACCTTGCACAGTCTGGTAGCTGGCTTCATCTTTCCCACCAAAGACATAGAAGTATTGGGTGTTGTTACCCCTTGTGACCTTCAAGGTATTGGTGGCACGGTAGTAGGCTATGTCAAACTGCTTGTGCAGATACACTATGTCCATCAATGGCTTAATGATGTTGCGTTCTGCTGATGTTACAGATTTGGAAGCTATGATAAAAGCCTTGTTCTTAAAGGTGTTCATAGCCCATAGTATGTAGGCAATGGTCATCACAGATGTCTTCCCAGATCGTATGGTGCCATCTGCTATGATCCCATCATAATCTGTAAAGCCAAATTGAAGCACTTTAAGCTGCTTCTGGCTGAAACCTTCTATGCTGCTCATAGCCACAAACCTGCCAAAAGGGGGGGTAGTTTAGTATCAGGCACCTTGCGATCGTGGCTGTATGAGCCTAAAAAGGGCCTTGTTTTTTTGTGATCTGTCATTTTTACCCCTAAATCTGGAAAAAGGATCCTTCTGTGATCACAGACAGATCGTGCCATATTTGGCCCCAGATCAGCTGATCGCACAGGATCATACCTACTTGTCTTGTTCTGGATCATCAGTTTCAGGATCAACTTTGCTTGGCTTAGGATCCCCACCCTGAGCTAAGCTGGCTTTGATGCTCTTAGTAAGGGCATCTTCTTCACCATCATCTAAGCTATTAAAAGTCATAATGTCCTTCTGGCCCAGATACTGCTTGCCAAGCCAGATCGCCATAGCAGTGTTCTTTTCTGCTAACTGAAACTGCGATCTACGCAAGCTTAGCAAACCTTTGGATCTAAACCGATCAAACACAGCTGTATATGTTAAGCCATCAAATGTTTCCTTGATCCAATTATCTAAGGCTTCTTCACTGCAATCAAAAAAGCCAGCCATCTCTTTTCTGGTGCATTGCATCTCACAGAGCTTCACAAAGTCATCTATGTTTATTTCTATCTTTGGTCTTCCTGCCATATTTCTATTCAACTCCTGATCTAAGCCTAACTTTTTTTGCTTGGCTCAAACTTATTATACCACGGATCTTCTTTTTTATTATTGTGCTTGGCATTTATTAAAAAATCTGTTTAAGTTCATTTTAATCTGCTTGCAGATCAAAGATCATTATTCTTCCAGCAAACTCACCTTCTTGATCATTAAAGTTTAGATCATAAAAGCCTTTGCCAAAAGTTCCCACATCATACGGATCAGCAGAGTTGTATTTCTTGTAGTTGATTTGATCATCAGGTTCATTTTCCCAGATCACTTCAAAATCTTTTTCAATCTGTTTGATCGTATCACCAATCTTGTTGGTCAAGTAGCTCTCTTTGTTATGCCACAGGTCTTCCCAGACAACCAAGTATTTATGTTTCTTCATATTTATATCTCCTTCTTATGCACAATGTATAGTGTGTATAGTTTTGGCCATTTTTGCAAAACTCTCTATACAATTTTTCTCATAGGGACTTTTATGAAAACTATACAAACTATACATCTATACATCTACTTCAATTAAAGTGATCTTAGAATCCCCCTGCTTTTCAAGCCACTGTTTAAGCTTCTTGGCATTTCTCTTGCCACTGATG